CTGGGGTTGTTCTGGCTGAACCTGCTCGCGCAGTTCTTGATCCTTCGCAATTACAGTAGATCGGTGGTTGGCTGAGGGGAATGACTTAACCCCAGCCATTCTTCTCATTTGAGCAGCTTCTTCTGCCGCGGTAAGATTTATCGCAATGATTTCGGTAAAACCGTTTGGGTGTGTGATGTATTTGTATGGCATTGTTTCCCCCTAAAAATTAAACACGACTTCTTAGCGCAATAAGCTCAAGCACATTAGGATCATTTTCCTGACCCTTTGCTGGTGAGTACAGCGCTCGGTATCTTTCCTCTGCTTGAGGTCTTGGCTCGCACAAGTAGTAAACCGCAAGGGACTTGCGTGCAAAGTCTTCTGGGCATTGCACAGGTCGTGAGAGTCCATGCAATGAGTTTGTTGTGTCAAACAAAACAGCGCGATTAAATTTAGGCATCACTTCTTTTACGAGGTTGGATGGCTCGCTCCACATTCCTAAATGACCGCCAAAGTCTTTGTGCCAGTCTGGTGTCAGATACACAATTAGATTTAACCGTCTCTCAAGCAAGAGCTTTGGGTGTATGGAGTAGTCCAGATGCGGGTTTAGCTTTCCCCCAGAGATGTGTCTGTGCATACCAGCACCATGCAGACCAGAGTCAGCGTATAGCGTGCATCCAGTCAGGTGAACAAGGTGCTGCACAAAGTCAGGAGACACAAGGTGCTGCATTGCTTTATAGATGCTGGCTGGGAAAGCCCCCCAATGATTCATGGTTGACTTGTGTTCTAGTGCATTGTTGTAATGCACCCAGAAGTCTTTTACTGTGTCAAATTCTTGAGATATTTGTAACGCTACTTGCGTTGGAAAGAAGTCATCAATTACCAAGTGCTTGAACGGGTGCTCGGACTGCCAAGCGAATGTGTGTGTGTTCATATCTCACCAAAGAATGCTGCCGTCAACGGGTCGCGCTTGACCTTACGCTTGAGCTGTCTCTGCTTGGCTAGTCTTCTCTCTTTTGCGTCTGCATCTTCTTTGGCTCGGTGCTTACGCAACCGCGAGCTGCTGCTCACAGGCTCAGGTTTCTCTGCATCGACTCCAATGCCGTAGCGGTACACGGCAGACCATTGAGTGACGCTGGTCTTACGCCACGACTGGATGTGTACATTGCCTTCTTTGCGTAGCTTGGCGATCATGTCTCTGCTGGACCTGAGTGTGCAATGGAGCAGGTCAGCCAACTCGACGGCTGTGTATCCCTTCTGAGTGATCATGTTGACCAGTTTGGGCAGTCTGGTGGACTTCATTTGTCCTTGTCCAGACTCATGTATAAAACCGCAAAGATGACTGCCACGCCTATGCAAGCGCCAGTAAACAGCAAAACAAATAAGGTCAAGATACTGTGTAGTGCGTCAATCATAATTAAGCCCCTTGAGTTTTAATTCAATGTTCTTGGCGGTCTGCTCGATGTCGCAGCCCCCTTTGGCATACGCAATACACTTGTGTACCTGCTCGTCGGTAAGGGACACCCACGCTCTTTTGTAGGTCTGGATATCGTCGTCCTCATCAACCCTGCGGTGCGGGATTGAGATGCCTATGTGTCGTGTCATGCCGTCTTCTCCTCTATTACTCGTGCCTTGCGTGACTTTATCTCATTGGTAACAATATCGAGTGCCTTCTCAAGCTGGGCGATGGTTGTGATGTCGAGCTGTAAGTCGTGCAGTTCCATCACATAGTTGATCGCTGTCAGCTCGGCAGCCTTCGCCACAAACCTGTCTTCTCGATTGATACCGCGACGCGATAACTCCAGCAAGGCATCCTGTCCTTCCCTGATCTCGTCGGTGTACTCATGCCCAATGCCGAGGCGAGACAAGGCTTCGGAGACATTCAGAGCAGAGATGATGGAGTCTAGGTCGTATCTCTTTGCCTGACCCGTCCTGAGCGCTTCTAAGGCAGAGTGGTTCTTTATCTTTAGATCGAGAACCGCGCTGCCAGTAGCGGACACAAGTCTAAAACCGTTCAAGACATAAGTGGTGGCATCGAGGCGCACACCTTTGGGTTTGTATTTACTTCTTTTTCGCATTGCGTTGTTTTAACCTTGGGCAGTTTATGCAGAACACTTTTTCCTTGGACTGACACACGCCAAGGGTCTCGCACTTGGTGCGTAGCGTTACCCACGGTGGCGGTGTCACCCATCTGGTTTTGACTTCTGTCATTGCTGAGACGCAATCATTTGCATCTCTAACTCTTTAACACGCTCGGTCAACTCTTTGACGGTTAGCTCTGCAACCTCCAGCTCGTTGCCGTGGGTGCGTTGTGCCATCTTCATTCCACTATCGTATCCAAGCATTGCACCCTTGTGCATCGCGTCTCTGGCTAGTTTGCCGACATCTTGTGGCGACATGATGCGTGCTTTACCTTCGGTCTTCAGAATGTATTGCAAGACCATCTCGTCGATTTTCTTTTCTACTGACATATTAGTACCCCATTGTTAGCATTGCTGCAATCAGACCGACAGATACGCCAGCCAAGAAGATAAACACACAATCCACTAAAGAGATGCGTTGGTCGAGGTACGGACCATCTACCTCAAAGTTTTCTGTGTAGTTTTGATGTTTCATTATTCGCTTTCAGAGTTAAATGTTGTGAGGGCTTCTTCGCAGATGTGATCTGCAATACTTTGCATAAGAAGGTGGGCGATGTCAATGTCACCGCAATAGGCGTTGACCAGATTCATGCAAGCAGAGAAGTCTGGCGCTTCCCCGTGATTGAATTCTGCTGGTTCGTGTTCGAGAAAGCAGACGAGCGTGACCCCTTCCACTTCGCACTTGAATCTGTACAGGTCTTCTAACATTTTGTTTGCTCCTTTAATAATCTTGACCAGCGCGTGCGGGTTGTGCACCAAGGAATTGAGGGTTGTAGGGTGCGTTGTGATTCCAAGTTTTGTCTTGGTTCAAGATGGCTAATGCTTCTTTGGCGCTGGATGCCTCATAGTCACGGCAGATAGCAAGCTCGATGCCGTTGTCGTACACCGCAACCCATGCACCTGACACGGTGCAATTAAGGCGTGGATTGAACTTCTCTTCTTGGCAATAAACTTCTACGATTTTCATAATGTTTTCCTTAAAAGATGGGGCTTTCGCCCCGTTGGTTAAGCAGTTAACAAAGACTCTAAATGCTCTGGTGTGCCTTCACGATACACACCGTTAACAAATGCGTAGTAACGAATACCTTTGATATTTGTCAATATACCGATGGCTGGATGTAAGTCTGTGCGTGGTGTGAATTTAGCAATAAGTGCTTTTTGCTTGGCATCAGATTTAGCCCAACGCACTTGCTCTGCATCGCTTTCATTGCGACGGGCTTCGAGTACATCTGAGAGATATTGGTATTTGTTTGTCATTTCGTTTACTCCGTTTCGTTGTTGATGAGTGAATCATATCACGCTTGACTACCTTGTCAAACATTATTTATTAGACCCTACAACTTTGTCGGGTATTACCGCCATAAAATACATACCGACAGGGTGTAGTTTCCCTGTCTGCTGTGACTTATGTCTCCGCAAGAGTCGCAGTTGCCTTATAGGGGTGAGCGTCAAACCTCACCCCTTTTTTTGTTTGCCTTGTTGAAGTAATCAATTCTAGGTTAACATAGTCAGCATGAACTACCTAACTGAAATAATTGAACGCGCTGAAAAGGCGGGTTTCAAGATGGCTGATATATGCCGTGAAGCTGGCATTGATCAGGCTCAGATGTCTCGCTGGATGGCGGGGCATACCGTACCCCTGATCACCTCAATAGAGAAACTCAGAACCGCCACAGATCGCTTGATCATTGGTCGCATCAAGTCGCTTGAGGTCAAGAATGATTAGGGTGATGGGTGTGGATGTGGGCGCACTCGGAGCATTTTCTCTGTATGTAGACGGCAAGTTTGAGCAGGTTGTCGATATGCCCATCGTGGAGGTGCTTAGAGGTGGCAAGAACAAGCGCCAAGTCTCTGCGCAGGGCGTTGCATCCATCATCAAGGTCTTCGCCCCTACGCACGCATTTGTAGAACGCACAGGCGCAATGCCAAACCAAGGCACAGCGAGTATGTATGCCTTCGGCAGAGCTGCTGGAATTATTGAAGGCGCACTCGCGTCTTTCTCAGTACCCATTACCTACATCAACCCCTTGGTGTGGCAGAAGGCTACGGGTTGTGCCAAGGGTAAGGACGCTATACGCCACAGGTGCATGGAACTGCACCCAGAACACCAGCAAATGTTTTCTCGCGTCAAGGACTCTGGCAGGGCTGACGCAACCATGATCGCTTACTTTGGGAGTCAGGCTAAATGATCGATCAAGTCAACGCAACCTACAACCACGAGCTAGTCAAGCGCATGATCGAAGAGGCGGTCTTAGCCGAGCGCGAAGCCTGTGCTGCTATTTGCGACGAACTGCACGAAGCCAGAGTCGGCAAGGACAACTACTTCGCATTTGCAGCAAACGCAATAAGAGAACTGAGAGCAAAACAATGATCGACGAAGAACGCAACGCAATGCGAGAGCACATTGTCTGGCTCACTAAGGAGTTGGAGGACACCAGAACCAAGCTCAAGATTAGAGACGAGTTGCTGTCTGAGTTACTCGATCCAGAGCAGCTCGGTCACGCAGTCACCAACGAGGTGCGCGGTCGCATCTACACAATTTTGCACTTACAAGAGCAATGATCCGCAAAGCAACATTACAAGATATGCAGTACATAGTCAGTCTTTCAAAGAAAGAAAGTCTGTGCCTTGGATTCATTCCGAAGGTTGCGTATGAGGCTGCGATTACTGGCTACAAAGGCGGTAAGCGTTGGAGCACGACTTGTAATGATCAGTTATTTGTGTGTGTAGAAAACAATGATCTTGTTGGCTTTGTGATGTTTAGTTATGGCAAATACTCCAAGGTAAACCAGATATGTATTCAAGCAGATGCAAGGCTTATCTCCAGAGGTAAAGCGTTGCTTAGTGCTGGCATCTCACACGGCAATCTGCGTGGCATTGAGGACTTCTCTTGTGGCTGCGCAGACGACTTACCAAGTAACTTCTTTTGGAAGCAAATGGGTTGGGTCAAGGTCGGTGAGCGCCAAGGGATAAGCCACAAGAACACATGGAAAGAGACATCTAAACGCAAGGTAAATATTTATCGATACATGACAAGCAGTTTGTTTGTCAATGACTTCGGTCTAATACTGCCTAAAGAAAATGTTGAGATAGTTATTTAAACGCAAGGAAAACAATGATCAAACTACGCCCTAGTGCAGCTACGCGCTGGCTCTCTTGTCCTGCATCTGTGAGACTGTGTGCAGACATTCCTTATCAGCCAGCAGGTGAGGCTGCGCAGATCGGTACTGCCATTCACGAGGTGGCTGAGACTGCATACCTCACCAACGCAAGCCCCTATGACTGGATAGGACAGACGGTCAAGGACATTCTTATCACCGAGCAGAACGCTGACTTTGCACAAGCCCATGTCGAGCACATCAGGGATTTGGAGTTAAGACTTGGCACGCTAAAGGTCGAGCAGTATGTCACCGTGTACAAGGACAAGGACATTGAGCTGGGTGGTACTGCCGATGTCGTGGCGTGGAACGACGAGAAGTCAACCTTAGTCATTGCTGACTTGAAGACTGGCAGAGGGTATGTGGACGCTGACTCAGACCAGATGAAGATATACGCCATCGGTGCGATGCGTCACGCAAAAATTGAATTTAGCAACATCGAGCTGTCGATCATTCAACCGCACCACGGTGAACCCCGTACACACAAGATAACATTCAAGGAATTAAACGACTGGGCTGAGACGCAGTTAACACCAGCGATCCAAGCAATCAAGAAGGGCGACACAGAACCCACGCCTACTGAGTCGGGTTGCCAATGGTGTCCAGCAAAAGCAATCTGTCCTGCGCAAAGAAAAGGGTTCGAGGTTATTGCTGCCACGCCTAATCTTGCTGTGATGACTAAGGAAGAGATGAAATCTGTGGTGGTGACGCTGACACCAGAGCAGATCGCAGACCTACTTGAACGCGCACCGCTTGTAGAGAAGTTTATCGACGCTGTTAGAGACCACGCAGTCAAACGCATCGAGGACGGTGAAGTTATCAAGGGCTGGCAGATGCAGCCCAAGCGTGCGTACCGCAAGTGGATTGACGAGCACGACGCAAAGAATCAGTTACACGACGCTGGTATCCCTGCGGATAAGTTGGTTACTAGCGAACTAATTAGTCCATCTGAGGCAGCCAAACTCTTACCTAAAGAATCAAAAGACTTAATTGACAAGCTCACACGCAAAGAGAGTAGTGGTTTAACTCTTGCGCGTGACTATTCTTTAGGTCAATAATCCATTCCCCCAAACCGTTGCAAATAAATGCAACATTTTTTTAAACTCGAAAGGCTCAAATGCTTAATCTATCTAGTTCTTCTGGCGGTGGTAATTACATTCGCTTTATGCCATCTGCTAACGCATGGCTCAACTCAAACAAGGAAGAATTTACACCAAAGAAAATGGTTGTCGATACTGCCAGTCTTCAGACTGGTTGGATGCACCTTGGAGAAGGTGTGCGCGACTGGCAACCAGACGCAAGTCTTGGAAAGAAGGGTGCTCAACCGTCACCAGACCACAAGCGTGGCTTCTCCATCAAGTTCTACAACAAGGAGATGGGACTCGCAGAATGGTCAGCAAACGGCACAGGTCCAAACATGGGACTGGAGAAGCTGTGGAAGGCAATCGAAGCAGGTCAAGCAGCCAATGCTGGCAAGTTACCAGTCATTGAGTACAAAGGCTCGACGCTGGAGAAGATCGGCAAAGGCACGACTCGTATCCCTAACTTTGATGTGGTGTCGTGGATTGAGAGACCTGCTGGCATGGATGCGGTGGACGACGGCACGCAATCATTTGATAGTGACGGCAAGATCAGCATGGCAGCACCAGCTCCAGCACCGCAACCTAAAGCAGCGCCTAAGACTGCAATGGCTCAAGCCGTCGAAGACGACGAGATGTTTTAACTCTTAGGAGAGACGGGGCTGGCTGAAAGGTCAGTCCCGTTTTTTTTCCTCTATGGAAAACACACAAGAATTTTGGATGCTGCTACTTATTGCGTTGGCTCAAAGGGTCTACGAGTTGGAGCAGAGATTAGAACAATTAGAAGGACAAGAATGCAAGCCGAACAAATAGCGCAAGCGCTTGGCAACGCAAAGAAGGTAAACGGGCAATGGATGGCGAGCTGTCCTGTAAGCAATCACGGTCAAGGTAACGGGGACAGGAATCCAAGTCTTTGCGTATCAGAGACAGACGAAGGCAAGCCGTTGTTTAAGTGCTTTAGTGGGTGCTCTCAGGAGTCTGTCTTTAATGCGGTCAAGGACTACGGTCTGCTTGACGACTTACCAAACCCGACAGACTTTCTCACCCAGATCAAACCGTTACCGAAACAGCAAGAACCTGTGCTCGAACAGGAGTGGCACTACACCGACGAGGATGGAGTCGTCCAGCACATCAAGCAGAGATACAAGACCTTTGACTCCAAAGGAAAAACATACAAACAGTACCGCGTGGACGAGAACGGCAGACGGCACGCATCAATGACGGGTGCGAACATCGTGCCGTACAACCTTCCCGAAGTGGACTTTGCACGCAAGACAGGCAGAACTGTATTCCTTTGCGAAGGCGAGAAGGCTGCCGACGCTCTCAAGTCTTTAGGTGTAGTGGCAACCTGTACGCACAACGGTGCAAGTAACTTCCCAGAAGATGTAGTTAAGCACCTAGTCGGACTCACCATTGCAATAGTCCCTGACAACGACACGGTTGGCTGGGAGTACGCAAGGAAAGCAGTTGCAGCTCTCAAGTCGGTTACAAAAAGTATCCGAGTGGTTGACCTCCAGCTCGACGAGGTGAAGGAGGACGCATACGAGTTCGTCCACAAGTATGGCGGGGACAAGGATCGGCTGGTTGACCTGACAAAGGCAACGCAAGCAATCGCAAGTGAACTGGATGTAACGACTCCTGCAAGATTAAATAATTCTGTGGAAACACCAGTATCGGAAGAGTTGGAGCTGCCACAAGTACCGCTACAACGCGAAGGATTTAAGCTCGAAGCGTGGGACAGCATCGAGGACGAACCAGTCGAGTGGCTAGTTAAAGGAGTCATACCGCAACGATCATTTGTGGCTTTATATGCACCGCCAGCTAGTTTCAAGTCTTTTATTGCCTTGGACATTGCCGAGTGCATCGCCACAGGCAGAGCATTCCTTGGCAACGAGATAACCCGTAAAGGCGCAGTCCTGTACATCGCAGGGGAGGGGCATGGAGGTATCGGGTCAAGGATCAAGGCACTCAAGACGCACCACAACACACCAGTTGGAGCGCCAGTCTATTTCCTCAGACGGCAGGTCAATCTCAGATCAAGTAAGACAGACCTGCAAGACCTAGTTAACGCAATAGACGACCTCAAGGCTATGGCAGAGATCAACTTTGAGCTGATCATCATTGACACCTTGGCTAGAGCATTTGGCGGTGGAAACGAGAACGCATCAGAGGATATGGGTGCATTCATTACGGCTGCTGGCGCTATACAAGGTCGGTATGAGTGTGGTCTTTTGGTAGTCCATCACGCTGGTAAGGACGCAACCAAGGGCTTGAGAGGTCACTCCTCATTACTAGGCGCAGTAGACACAGAGCTGGAGATTATCAGGATCGAAGGCGCTAAACCGCCAAAGGGAATACTCCATGTGTCCAAACAGAAGGACGGTGTGGACGGGCAACGCATTGGATTCAAGATGATTGAGGTCACGACTGGATCAAGTGGAATCGTGGACTTTGACGGTGCATCCAGTCTGGCGGTTGAAGTAGACGGGGAGTTAGACACGACGGTCAAGCAGAAGGTAAAGGCTGCACCTCCAAATAGAAAATTGAAAGGTCACGCTCAGACATTATTTGATAGTTTGCACATTGCTATTAAGAAGTTTGGCGAGATGCAGGTAGTTGATGGAATGCGAAATAAGTGCATTACGCTGGATCAATGGAAGGCTGAATTTCGCAAAAAGGTTATTCATGGAATGAGTGAATCGACATTTACAAGGACTTTTGATAGGGTTAAGTTGAATCTTCTTAACGAGAAAAAAGTAGTAATAAATGATCCATTGGTATGGGCTGTTTTTGAAGAGAAAGATGACCACAAAGACAATGTTATTTCGTTTAATAAGTAGTCGGACAAATGGGGACAAATGGTGGACAAATGGTGGACAGTTGTCTCGCCATTTGTCCGAGGATTTCGGACAGACAAATGGTGTGTGTGTATGTAATACACACCATCTGTCCGTTGTCCGAGTGGTTGCCATGTGTATTTTTTTAATTATTGCGTTGGAAGGATTTTGAGATGTCTAAAAAGAGTTTGAAGAAAGTTGTTGGTGGTCTAAAACAGCCAGATTTCCCGATGAATGCTTTTGATGTATTTATGAATTCGAGGTTGGTTGAGCTGTCTGTGGTGAAGAGAGACCACGAAAAGCGTTGGGGCATCAATCGCTTGATCGAGTTGGTGGACTCTGAGTTTCGGATCAAGGTGTGGCGACAGGCTGAACGAGTGTTCGAGGCTTCGGTGTCCAGAGATGAGGTGAAGCTGGATCGTGCGGTTGGTGGCATGGTCAAGGCTTACGCAGCTCTTGAAGCGTGGGCGGTCGAGAACGGTGTGCCTGAGATGCCAGCGATAGTTGCCGTTGAGCATGAGATGCAGGACGGGTCGGTGATGGTGGTCGTTGGTACACATCACGACGCGACGCTTTACCAGCAGTTCAGACCCGATGTCCAGAACAGACACATCTGGACGATGGAAGAGCTGGAGCTGATCATGGAGTCGCCAGTTCTCAAGGAGACCATGAAGATTAAGGCTTTGATTCCTTGTGCTGCAATGGTCAGGCTGGACAAGGACGCGAAGGAGTTTCCGATGGGTGGTGCGACGGGCTTTGATGATGTCAAGTCTGACGAGCTGGAGGCTTCGTCATTGCCGAAAGTCTTTGACACCAGCAAGATAGGCAAAAATAGGGCTAACAAGGCTTTGGAGGAGATTTAAATGCTTGTTGATACTTTGTGGTGTGTAAGTGGTTCTGATCGCTTGGAGGGCTTTTAAATGGCTGGGAGACCAAAACGCAAAGCAGACTTGGCTGCACTTGATTCTTTGCCGAAGGAACATATCGTGTCGATGCTTGAGGCTGGACAGCCGATTGCTCGCATCTGTTACGCGCTTGGAGTTGGTCGCGTTGCACTCGAAGATTGGCTCAATAAACCAGAGAACGAAGGTCTCTCCTCGCGTGCGCGCGCGAAGGCTGCGGATGACATGGTAGCAGAAAGCATACTAATTGCTGACGAAACAGATGTGGAAGAGGTACAAAAGGCTAGATTACGGGTGCAAACGCGCCAATGGGTGGCTGAAAGATGGAATCCAGCAGCGTATGCGCAGAACAAAATGCCTTCGGTGCAGGTCAATTTGTCTGGAATGCGACTGGACGCGTTGCGTCGGATCGAGGTCGTCGAAGATGTATCCACAGACAAGTTGTCCTAGTTATCCACATTTGTGTTGAAACTGGCAAAGTTATCCACAAAAACGCTTACAAACTTGTGGATAACAGCAAAATAACTTTACATAATGAACATAGTGTAAAGTAGGTGTAGAGATTAGTATTCATTTCTGCTTGTTTTCTGCTGACTGATTAGGGTTTACCCCCCCCTTCGATCTGCGCGACGGGGCTGGCTGAAACTGCACCCCGATAGATACCGAACCCACACCCCCCGCACCCCCCTACTCACACCGCCACACTCCCACAAAAAAAATAAAAAAAATCAAGGCACAATTCCCACATGACGACAGAATCAACTGCACCAGTAAAAAAGGGACTACACCCACAGGTCAAGGAGACGCTAGACCGCATCCACGACAAGCGACAAGACGAACTCTCCAAAAATCCCTTTGTTGCGTTCACCATACGCTACAAGAACAATCCAGTCCTCTTCGTCAAGGAAGTCTTAAATGCCAACCCCGACACTTGGCAAGAAACCTTCCTAACGCACATCGCAAAGGGCAACCGACGCATATCTGTCAGGTCAGGGCATGGCGTGGGAAAGTCCACAGCAGCGAGCTGGGCGATCATCTGGTACTTACTTCTCAGATACCCCGTCAAGGTGGTGGTAACAGCACCCACATCCAGCCAGCTATACGACGCGCTCTTTGCGGAACTAAAGCGCTGGGTGAAGGAACTGCCTGAGACCCTGCGCGATATGCTCGAAGTCAAGCAGGACAGGATCGAGGTCAAGGAGGCAGCGACAGAGGCTTTCGTGTCCGCAAGGACTTCAAGGGCAGAGCAGCCCGAAGCCCTGCAAGGTGTCCACAGCGAGAATGTGATGCTGGTGGCTGACGAGGCATCGGGTATCCCAGAGGCAGTCTTTGAGGCTGCTGCTGGCTCGATGTCTGGACACAATGCCGTCACCCTTCTGCTGGGCAACCCTGTACGCTCTAGCGGGTTCTTTTACGACACCCAGAACCGACTCGCAAATGACTGGGTGACGATGAAGGTGAGCTGCAAAGACTCGCCAAGGGTCAGCGATGCCTATGTCGAAGAGATGAAGGCGCGGTACGGTGAAGAGTCGAATGCCTACCGAATAAGGGTACTGGGCGAATTTCCAAGGTCTGACGACGACACCATCATCCCGATGGAGTTACTGGAGCTGGCAAAGCACCGCGATGTCGAGACATCTCAGCACGCAAAACTGATCTGGGGTCTGGATGTCGCACGCTTTGGTGGCGACAGGTCTGCACTCTCGAAAAGACAGGGCAACGCGCTCATAGAACCCACAAAGACTTGGAAAAATCTTGATTTGATGCAACTCACAGGCGCTGTCGTCGCAGAGTGGGAAGCACTACCGCCAAGCCAGAGACCGCACGAGATCATGGTGGACTCGATTGGACTTGGTGCTGGCGTAGTAGACCGTCTCAGAGAACTCGGTCTTCCCGCTAGAGGCATCAATGTCTCAGAGTCCCCCGCGATGGGTACGACTTACAGGAATCTAAGGGCAGAGCTTTGGTACAAGGCGAAGGCATGGTTTGAGGCGCGTGACTGCCGTATCCCCAATGACGAGGAGCTGGTGGCTGAACTGGCTACCGTCAGGTACTTCTTTAGCAGCGCGGGGAAGATGCAGGTCGAGGGCAAGGACGACATCAGAAAGCGTGGCTTGAAATCCCCCGACAAGGCTGACTCGTTTGTGTTGACCTTTGCGAGTGACGCTGCCGTCTCTATGTTTGGTGCGAATACAAGCCAGAAGTGGTCTCAGCCGTTGAAAAGAAACCTGTCAAGGGTTGCATAATTCGTCTATCCCAATTCAAGGAGTCATTGACATGATGAAGAAGACAAAGACAGAGAAGAAAATCTCTAAGGTTTACAACGAATTCAAGGCTGGAAAACTGCACTCAGGCAAAGGCGGTCCAGTCGTCAAGAGCAAGGCTCAAGGCTTGGCTATTGCATTGTCTGCTGCTGGCGTGAAGCCTAAGAAGGGAATGAAGTAATGGACTATCAGTTCCAGCAGTTCTTAGGGTTGCTGTCTGATCCTGAGTCTGTCAAAAGAATGCAAGACGAGGCGCGTCTTCGCGCTAACGACTATGAGCGCATGGCTTATCAAAAGTATGGCGAAGATAGGGGAAGCGTGCAGCTTAATGGCAATATGGTTGCAATACCAGATGGCTTTGCTGGCGGTGGAAGAATATCTGGCGCAATACCTCTTACCGAAGAGCAGCGCTTAATACTTGGCTTAACTGGTGGCGGTTACCGTTCTAGATACGGTGGAGACTTAAAGGCGCAGGGCTTAGACGCAATGATCCAAGGAAATGATCAGTCGTTTGGCGTGCAGTACAACAGACCTCAACCTAATAACCCAGCCATACCGCGCTGGATGTTGAATTATTCAAGGAGTTTTTAATGGCTACCTCATACCCCAAGAGCTTGCAAGGCGCAATGGATCAGATGATGAATCAGAATGACACATCAAGCTGTCCAGCTCCCACGCAAGACATCACCCTTAATCTCAAAAACCGCGCCAAGGCGATCACGACTGCGAAGTATGGTCCTGAGAACCCCAATCTGCCTAACGAGGCATTCTGGAGACGCAAGGCTGATACTTGGGATGCGTCGATTGACGACGCTAAGAAGAGTCGCTGCGGGAACTGCGCAGCGTTTAATGTCTCCGACAAGATCAAGCAATGCATTGCCGACGGCATCGGCAACGAAGCAGACCCGTGGGGAACTATCAAACTCGCTGACTTAGGGTATTGCGAGATATTTGACTTCAAGTGCGCAGCCAGTAGAACCTGTGATGCTTGGGTTGTTGGTGGTCCAAACAAGGGCGAAGGCAACTCAGGAGATGGCGAAGACATGGGCGACGGTGAGGACGACAGCGAAGGCGAGTCCTTGATCAGCATCAAAATTGGTGGAAAGGACTAAGCCATGAAGATGGGACTCTACGCAAATATCAACGCAAAGCAAAAGCGTATCGCTGCTGGCTCTGGCGAGAAGATGAACAAAGTCGGCTCTAAGGCTGCACCGTCTGCTGCCGACTTCAAACAGGCTGCCAAGACCGCCAAGAAGCCGAAGGCTAAGAAGTGAGTGCAGCTTGGCAGAGGAAAGAGGGAAAGTCACCAACTGGTGGCTTGAATGCTAAAGGTCGTGCCTCGGCTAAAGCTGAAGGCATGAACCTCAAGCCCCCTGTCAAGTCTGGAGATAACCCCAGACGGGCGAGCTTTCTTGCACGCATGGCGGGAAACGCAGGACCAGAGTACAAGGACGGTGAAAAGACTCGTCTTTTGCTGAGTCTCAACGCATGGGGTGCGTCCAGTAAAGCCGATGCCAAGGCAAAAGCCAAGGCGATCACCGCAAGGAATAAGGCTAAGAAGTGATCCCAATTTGCATATCGACGGTCAACGGCAAAGGTTTGCCAGTTCTGCTTGAGTCCATCAAGCAGTACGCACCAGAGGCGTTTGTTTACTTGCGTGGAACAGAGAGAGTCGTCTCTGGGTACAAGAACGCAAGGCTTATCTTTGGCGAACCCCGTAACTTTGGCGACGATTACAACGAAGTAATCGACGACGCATTGAAGTACGCACAGGCTTGCATTGTCTGCAACGACGATGTGGTGCTGACACCGAACTCTTACCAGCGACTACTCGAAGATGTTGAGGTGATCCGCGAGCTGGAGGTCAATGTCGGCTGGGTGGGCGCGAGAAGTGACTATGTAAGACCTGCGCAGAACATTCGCTACAACCCCGATGGCGATCACCTAGAGATGTGCAGATTCAAGTCCGAGCAGTTCATTCGTCACGCCAACAACATTGCACCGATCTTTGCGTACATAAGTCGGGACGCATGGCATCACGGCAGATTCCCCCCACTTAATTGGTTCTCAGATGATGTGAGCTGCGCAGACCTCAACAATCAGGGCTACCAGCACTTTGTCTCCAGCGCCTATGTCCATCATGTCGGCAGCCAGACAACGGGCGACGACTCAAAGCAATTAGTTGCAGCGTCTGTGCCTTGGGTCAAGGAGCACCGTCCACAGTATGTCAAGCACTTCTTTGGTTCTTAATCTAGGCTCTGGCAAGGACTTTCGAGACGACTGCATCAACGCAGATATTCAACTGCGCGTCAAGCACGACTGGTTACTCGACATCTGCAATGTGCCTTGGGGCGACAGCATCTCCACAAGGCTCGGTGACTTTGAGGTGCAGTCAGAGATGTTTGACGCAATACTGGCGAATGATGTGCTTGAGCACCTGCCTGATCTGGTGGGTGCAATGACTAGTTGCAAGGAGTTACTCAAGGTCGGTGGCGAGATGCGCATCCATGTGCCGTATGACTTGAGTTATGGCGCGTGGCAAGACCCGACTCATGTGCGTGCTTTCAACGAGCATTCGTGGCATTACTACACCGACTGGCATTGGCATCTTGGGTGGGAAGACAGGTTTTATGTGACTCACTTGGAATTTAGGTTCAATCCAGTCGCACAAGACCTAAAATTGACGCAAGAAGAACTGTTAAGGACTCCGCGAGCTGTGGACTCCATGTATGTCGTATTGCAAAAGGGCAAAAAATGAACATTACTAACGAGCTGGGATTGAGCACCGACATTGCGTCACAGGTTGACCCAACGCTTACACCTATGAATGACACAGACCTTGAAGCCATGATGGGTCAAGAGATCACAGACGCTGTGAGCTACATCGACTCTGACCTCTCACCTATCCGCGCTCGCGGTACTGAGTATTACAGGGGCGATCCCTTCGGTAACGAGGAAGATGGACGCTCGCAAGTCGTGGCGATGGAAGTGCGCGACACCGTGTCTGCCATGCTGCCGTCCTTGATGCGTGTGTTCTTCTCTACCGAGAACACGGTGGAGTTTGTGCCTCGCGGTCCAGAGGATGTAGAAAACGCACAGCAAGCCACAGACTACTGCAACTATGTTTTTAACAATGACAACAACGGTTTTATGGTGGCATACGCCACATTTAAAGACGCTCTTGTCAGGAAATGTGGCATTGTCAAGGCGTGGATTGAGGACACCGAGTCTGTCCGAATTGAGGAATATTCGGGTCTAGATGACCAGACATTGCAGGTCGTCATGCAAGAAGGCGACGCAGATGTGCAGATCATTGCGAGTTACCCAGACGAGAGTATGCAAGGCGCGATGCAGATTGATCCTATGACTGGTCAGCCGTTACCCCCAGCCATGATGCACGATGTGCAGGTCAAAAGGAAGATAACCGACAAGCGTATCCATGTGGCGTGCCTACCGCCAGAAGAATTGCTCTTGTCTCGTCAAGCAATGTCATTCAAGGACGCACCTTTTATCGGTCACCGCAAGATGGCGACTGTGGCTGAGTTGATTGGCATGGGCTACGACGAAGACGAGGTGATGGACTATGTTGGCTCGTCCGACTTGAACGACAACGAAGAGGCTTTGGCTCGCGCACCGTTGGCAAATAACCAGTATTTCAATGAGAGCGCTAACCCGATGATGCAGCGCGTTCTCTATGTCGAGGGCTACGCTAAGGTTGACTTTGATGGCGACGGCATCCCAGAGTTGCGCAAGATGTGCTTCATGGGTGCTAGTTACAAGATGGTGCGTAACCTGCCAGCGTCTTACATCCCGTTTATTGAATTTCCTTGCGATCCAGAACCCCACACCTCACCACTTGAGGCGATGTCGATATTCGACATTACACGCGACTTGCAGGAGATCAAGTCAGAAGTCATGCGCAATACGCTTGACTCTTTGGCGCAGTCCATCCATCCACGCACCGTTATTGTTGAAGGTCAGGTCAACATTGACGACGCACTAAACAACGAGACGGGTGCGATCATTCGTGCGCGTGCTCCGAACATGGTGCAGCCGTTGGTGACTCCATTTGTCGGACAGGCTGCTTTCCCTGTGCTTTCCTACTTGGACGAGATCAAGGAAGGTCGCACAGGAATGTCCAAGGCATCTATGGGTCTCAACCCAGATGCTTTGCAGTCTTCAACTAAGGCTGCCGTGGCTGCCACAGTAAGCGCCAGCCAAGGACGCATTGAGCTGACTGCGCGTCTCATGGCTGAAGGCATGAAGGAGCTGTTTAAGACAATGCTTTTCTTGGTCACAACGCACCAAGACAAACCACGCATGATCCGATTGCGCAACAAGTGGGTGCAGATTGACCCACGCGCTTGGGACAACACGATGGATGTCAACATCAACATCGGTCTGGGTAATGGCGACACCAATGAGCGTATTGCAACCCTGATGCAGATACTCGCAAAGCAAGAATCCATCATCAACCAGTACGGTCTTGAGAATCCTGTGGTATCTCCCCAGATGTATGTGCGCACCTTGAAGAAGGTCGTCGAACTCTCTGGATTCAAGGACGCATCGAGCTACTTTGCGGATATTCCAGACGGCTGGAAAGCACCGCAAGCACCTCAGAAGCCAACTCCAGAAGAGGTTTTGGCTCAGGTGCAAGCCGAGTCCATCAAGGCAGACATCCAGAAAAAGGCTGCCGATCTTGAGTTACAGCGCCAGAAGATGATCAGAGATGACGACTTCAGACGCGATCAAATGAACCAAGATAGACTACTTCGTCAGTACGAACTTGAGTTAAAGTACAACACACAGATCAGCACCGCCCAGATCGTGGCAGAGCAGAATGTCAACCGAGAGGTTGTAAAAGAACAAAGTGCATTGGTACAACAAGCTATGGCGCAGCCACAGCAAGCACCAATGCAACCCATCAACCCACAAGGAATGGTCTAAGTGAGCAAACAAGAAGAAGATGTAAGAAAAGGCAAGAAGGCTGAGTCGCTTATCGCTGACGAGGCTTTCTCAACTGCTTTGTTGAAGATGGAGAATGATGCCGTCTGGTTTTGGAAAGATACGAAGCCAGAGGACATCACGAAGAGAGAACACGCTTGGCATATGTTGCGTGCGATTGACAACTTCCGAACCGAGATTTCAAAGATCATGGACAACGGGAAAGTCGCACAGCGCCAGATTGAGCGTGAACAAAAGTCGTTGGTGTAAAGGACTAGGAAATGGAAATAACCCAAACCCCTATGTCTGTGGCTGATGCAGCCAGTGCTCTTGATCAATTAATGTTGCCACTTGATGGAGAACAGCAGAAAACTGACAAGGCGCGTTTGACTGAGGATAACTCCGAGGTCGCGGTCTCTGTCGATGAAGAACTCGATGTGCAAGACGACGAATTGAGTGAAGAAACGACAGAGGAACAGTCTGAAGAAGGTGAAGAAACCGAAGAAGAAGAACAGCCAACCGAGGTCTACACCGTCAAAGTTGACGGTAAAGAGGTCGAGGTCACGCTAGACGAACTTCAAAAAGGATATTCCCGAACACAGGACTACACACGAAAGACACAGCAGATCGCTGAGACCCGTAAAGCGGTTGAGGCAGAGGCTAGTGCGATTCGTGCCGAGCGTGAACAGTATGCCCAGTTATTGGGAGCGTTGAAACAGCAACTTGAGTCAACTGAAGCACCTGTCGATATGGATCGTCTTTATAACGAAGACCCCATAGAGTGGGTGAGACAGTCAGAAGTGATGCGCCAGAAGCAAGACAAACTCGCAGCTATTCAGTCTGAGCAGCAGCGACTGTCGCAGCTCACAGCGCAACAAAGAGCACAGGAGATGCAAGCTCACCTTGCGACACAGCAAGAAGCCCTGATCCAAGCCGTACCCGAATGGAAAGATTCCAAGAAGGCACAGGCTGAAAAAGCTCTACTCGTCGAATTCGGCAAAAAGATCGGATTCAGCGATGATGAACTCAAGAATGTTTATGACCATAGAGCTGTCATTGCGTTGCGTAAAGCAGCGCTCTATGACCAGATGATGTCCAAGCGTGGACAGATCAAGCCTGTGATCAACAACGGTCCTCGCCCCGCCAAGCCTAGTGCAGCAGGTCGCGTCTCCACATCAACTGAAAGTACACGCGCAAAACAGCGTCTTGCAAAGTCTGGTCGCGTCGATGACGCTGCCTCCGCAATAGAACTTCTTTTGAAATAGGACACTCAAATGGCAATCGTAACCAACACATTCACCACATTTGATGCGAAGGGTATCCGCGAGGACTTATCCAACATCATCACTAACATCGCTCCCGAAGAGACTCCTTACATGAGCAACATCGGTCGTGAGTCAATCAGCAACTCATTGTTTGAGTGGCAGACTGACACATTGGCTTCTGCTGCTGCTAACAAGCAGTTAGAGGGCGACGATGTAACTTCTTTCGATAGCGTAACTGCTACTGTGCGTCTGCAAAACTACGCTCAGATTAGCCGTAAGACTATCGTCTTGTCTGCAACTGAAGAGACCGTCAACAAGGCTGGTCGTCGCTCTGAATTGGCATACCAAATTGCCAAGCGTAGCGCTGAACTAAAGCGTGACCAAGAGTTCTCAATGCTCAATGGCGCTATTGCTGCTGCTGGTAGCACTTCAGTCGCTCGCGGTACTGCTTCATTGCAAGCCTTCATCAAGACTAACTACGATATGCAGACGAACGGTGCTAACCCATCGTATACAACTTTGCCTAACAGCTCTCGTACCGACGGCAATGTGCGTACCTTTACAGAAACCATTTTGAAGAATGTTATTCAACAAGTTTGGACTGCTGGCGGTACACCAAAAATCTTGATGACTGGTCCAGTCAACAAGCAGCGCGTGTCTGGCTTCTCTGGTATCGCATCTTCACGCTTCAACATTGATGGCGGTGCTCGTCCTGCAACCATCATTGGCGCAGCAGACATTTATGTGTCTGACTTCGGCAATGTGCAAGTCGTGCCTAACCGCTTCCAGCGCGAGCGTGACGCTTTCGTGATCGATCCAGATTACGCAAAAGTCACTATGTTGCGTCCTTACCAACAAGTTGAGTTGGCAAAGACTGGCGACGCTGAAAAGCGTATGCTTATCGTTGAGTGGGGTCACAAGGTGTTGGCTGAGAATGCCCACGGCATTGCTGCTGACTTGATCACTTCTTAATTGAACTAACGAAGGGTCTGGGGAAACTCAGACCCTTTTTTTACATGATTGAAAAAAGATTTTTTAGTAAAGATGATGATCAGGGGATCACACGCACATTTCATTACGACGAAGAGACAGATCAGGCAACGATCCAGACACAACAAGATGTGACTGCGATCATTGAAGAGAATAAGCAAGAGTACGCACAGGTTGATGAGCGTGCTCGGTGGGGTGAATGGACGCGAGTCGCCAGCATCCCGATGTCTATCTACTTTCAGCTCAAGGCTGAAGGAAAGCTAGAAGATGAAGCCTACATGAAGCGTTGGTTAAATGATCCAGAAAACAAATACTTCAGAACTAGATCAGGACAAGTATGACCCAAAACTACATTGCGGTATGTACACCAGCGCGTGACATGGTTCACGCTAACTTCACCTTCTGTATGGTGAACATGGTGGCGTATCACACGATCAACACAACTGATGCGGTGTCCTTGAAGATTATGCAAGGCACTCTCATTCAGAACCAGCGTGCTGATCTGTGTCTAGACGCAATGAGAGAGGGCTGCACCCATGTGCTATTTATTGACTCCGACATGACCTTCCCGCAAGACATGATCGAGAGACTTCTTGTGCATGACTTAGATATTGTGGCAACGAACTGTGCAAGGCGCAGGATGCCGACAGGTCCAACCGCCCAGCGCTATGGCGAGAATGGCGAGAGAGAACTCATCTACACAATGCCAGAATCGACAGGCGTTGAGGAAGTTGGCTCTATCGGCATGGGCGTGATGCTTATCAAACGCAAGGTCTTTGAGGCGTTAACTGAACCTTGGTTCGAGACTCCTTGGCGTACCGATAAGCGTGGCTATATTGGTGAGGACATATTCTTCTGCCGTAAAGCACAGGCTGCTGGCTTTAAAATATACATAGATCACGATGTCTCAAAAGAGATTGGACACATCGGGACATTTGAATTTAAGCACGATCACACTTGGGTGATGCGTGACTTAGAAAAAGCACAAAAGGCTGAAAATGGCGCTCACAACTTATGCTGAACTGAAGACCTCGGTCGGTGACTGGCTTAACCGCACAGACCTGACGACTGCTATTCCTGACTTTATTAGTTTGGCAGAGGCTCAGATCGAGAGAAACTTGCGCACCAGACAGATGATCGTGCGTGCTACTGCGTCGATCACTACCGAATACTCGGCAGTACCCAATGACTTCTTGGAAGTCAAGTCCTTCAAGCTCGATACCAACCCCGTCACCCCATTGGGGTTTGAGACCATCGACTCAATGGACACCTTGGCGGTTACTTATCGCTCGGCTGCCAAACCTATATTTTTTACCGTGGTGGGTGAGCAGTTTCGCTACCTACCAGAACCAGACACCGCATATACAGGTGAGCTTATTTATTACGCAAAGTTGAGCAAGTTATCAACTGCGAACACAACAAACTTTTTACTAACTGCTGCACCCGATGTTTACTTGTACGGTGCTCTCATGCAAGCAGCACCATACCTGCAAGATGATGCGAGAATTGCTGTATGGGCATCGATGTACCGAGCTGGTCTTGAAGAGGTCACGCAAGCAGATGATCGCAGCTCTTCAACTGGCGGTGTATTGATTGCACGCGCAAGGACTTTGGGATAACAGATGCTAGTGAACACGACAAAAGGCGAGATGGATGTCTCCTTGCTAGAGAAGCGAGAAGGCACTATCGACAACGACAACGAGACGACGAACTGGGTGGAATATTGGCTAGAAGGCGAGCTTGTGCATCGCTCAGTCCATATGACCTTAAAACGAAATGTGACTGGTGAAGCAGTCGCGCAATCTTTAAGTTAAGGGAAATATCATGGCTAACACGCAAGCAATGTGTACAAGTTTCAAGGTTGATTTACTCAACGCTGTACACGCATTTTCTACTAGCGTCCCAGCTCACACCGCAGCGACTGCCGACACCTTCAAGGCTGCCTTGTACTTGGCATCTGCCACGGTCAACGCAACGACGACTGCATACTCAGCAACTGGTGAGGTATCTGGCACTAACTACACGGCTGGCGGTGCTACGGTGACATTTGGCACAGCGCCAAGCTCTACCAGCACGACGGCATTTGTGACTCCAAGCGCCAGCATCACATACTCCAATGTGACCCTATCAACTGCATTCGATGCCGTCTTGATCTACAACTCAAGCCAGTCTAATAAGGCAGTTAGCGTCCACACCTTCGGTTCTCAGACCGTAACGGCTGGAACATTTACCTTAACGATGCCAACAAATGATTCAGCCACAGGCTTGATCAGACTCGCGTAGTAAGGAGGCAGCGCAATGGCTGCTTACGGCTCTGGCTACTACGGTCTTGGTGTCTATGGCATCGGTAATGTTGTCATTAGTGGCAACTCGTCAACCCTTGGCATTGGCACGCTTGGCGTAAACATATCCGAGCAAGAAGACGGCAACATTGCTACTGGTAATGTCGGAACGGTTGGCATCTCAAGAACCGTTGCGATAACAGGCAACTCGTCAACCTTATCGCTTGGCACGCTCACACCGAATACATCACCAGCAGTTACAGGTAACGCATCAACCTTGTCGGTTGGGACTGTTACGCCATCAAGGTCGATTGATGTATCTGGTAACTCTGCAAGCCTTTCGGTTGGCTCGGTATTGGCTGCACCGTCTGCTGCCGTATCTGGTAATGCGTCAACTGGTGCTGTCGGCACGATGTCGCCAGAGACAATCTCCTTTGTTGCTATTACTGGCGTTGAAGGTACTGGCTCAGTAGGCAGCGTTACAAACGGCATAAGTATTGAGATAATTGGGGTTGAGACATCTGGCTCGGTCGGGACAATGATTGGCTTTGGATGGGGTGCAATACCAGACACGGCAGAAACTTGGACGGCAGAGGCAGATACGCCAGAGACTTGGACAGCAATCGCAGACAATTCAGAAACATGGACGCAAGTCCCAGCATGAAGGTGAAATATGGCAGATTCCACGACGACCAACCTTTTATTAACTAAACCAGAAGTCGGGGCTAGTACCGATACATGGGGTACGAAGATCAATACCGATCTGGACTCGGTTGATGCAATCTTTGCAGCAGCAGGTACTGGAACATCGGTCGGTCTTAATGTTGGTAGCGGTAAGAAGCTCAAACTGGTTGGCGATGTCATTGACACCAACGGCAACGAGCTGCTCAAAGTATCCGCAACAACATCGGCAGTCAATGAAGTAACTCTTGCAAATGCTGCTACTGGAGTTGCTCCAACTCTTACTGCATCTGGCGACGATACCAATATCGGTTTTAAGTTAGTAGCAAAGGGTACTGGTGAAATAACAGCAAAAGTCAATGGCTCGGATGTATTCAATGCGTCCAGCAATTTCGGCTTTAAGAACCGCATCATCAATGGTGCGATGGTGATTGACCAGCGTAATGCGGGGGCTAGTGTTACTGTAAATAGTTCAACCGCAACTTATCCAGTAGATAGATTTGCTGGTCGTGGAGTTTCATCTGCTGGTGTTTTTACTGCACAACAATCATCAACTGCGCCAACAGGATTTAACAATTCAGTAGTTTGTACAGTCACCACATCTGCGACTCCAGCATCAACCGATGCTTATTTGTTTAGACAAAACATTGAAGGTTACAACGTAGCCGATTTAGGATTTGGTGCGGCTGGTGCTTCAACAGTTACTTTATCGTTTTGGGTGCGTTCTAGTCTTACTGGAACATTTGGCGGTGCTATTCAAAATGATGCTTTTAATAGGTTTTATCCTTTTAGTTATACCATTTCATCTGCAAATACCTTTGAATATAAAACAGTCACAATTACTGGGGACACAAGCGGAACTTGGCTTAAAACAAACGGCAATGGAATGACAGTAACTTTTAGTCTTGGTGCTGGAAGTAGTCGTGTAAATACTGCTGGCACTTGGACATCTTCAATTAGTGAAGGTGCAACAGGGCAAACAAATTTAATTTCTACAAATGGTGCAACATGGTATGTGTCTGGCGTACAACTAGAAAAAGGCAGTACCGCAACATCGTTTGATTACAGACCTTTTGGAACAGAAGTTGTGCTTTGTCAAAGGTATTTTGCAAAATCGTATGACATTGCAACTGCGGTAGGAACTGCAACTAGAAATGGTTATGTGAATTGGAACTGGCAAAACTTATCTAACTATGGAACGGTTACTATATATTTGCCTGTGCGAATGAGAGCCGCACCAACTTCCACAAACTATAACCCTGACCTAACAAATACTGTGGGCGGTCGTTATTACAACGGAACATCCGAAGTTGCTTTTACTGGCTCAATGGCTGGATGGACAAATTATCAATCTAACATCCAATTTAATAAAGATGGTACTAATAGCACTAATATGCTTATTCAATGGACTGCTGACGCGGAGTTATAAATGTACAAACTTTATCCACAAAATCCACAATCTAGCCAACCACCACAATCTGTTGAAAGATTATCTGACGGCGCTTGTATTCCATTTGACCCCGCTAACACAGACTACCAAGCCTATTTAAAGTGGGTGGCTGAAGGCAATACGCCAGAGCCTGCGGATACACCAGCATGACCACAGAGCACACAACTGAGACGGCTACTGCAATCGTCGCCAAGGTAGCACCGCCAGTAGGCGTGTCATTGGCAACTGTCGCTGGCTATCAGGTCAGCGAAGTCTTGATCTGGGCGACTCTGATCTACACCGTCTTGATGATCTGCCACAAGTGTTACCAGATTTATAAAGAGGTCAAAGATTGACCCTTTCTCTTTACTCATGCTGGCACAGGGTGCTTTCAGCGCTATCAAGCAGGGGTGTGATTTTCTACACCAAGGTCGTATTCAGCTTGAGTCTGCTAAAGCAACCATTCAAGGAGTCCAGTCAGACCTTAAAGCAGTCAAGGGAATATTTGACTGGTTTATTGGTCTCTTTGTCTCCAAGCCAGATAAAGTTGAAGCTGCAAAGCCTGTGGCGCAAACGAAAGCCAAAGCAGTCGCAGCCAAGCATTCCTACGAAGAGATGGAGTTACAGCTCATTAAAAGTGTGGGCGACAACATTGGTACGCTCTTTGACACGCAGCAACAAATAAACAACTACTACGCGGAACTCGAAGAGGAATCAAAGAGTAAGTACAACCCAGAACAAAACACAAGCAAAAAAGCCATTGAGCGTGCTTTGATTGAGTTGCAGATGGAGAAGTTGATGGAGCAGACCAGAGAGGCGATGGTCTATGCACCGCCAGAGCTGAAGGACTTGTACAGTAGGTTTTTGGTGATGCATGGCAAGATTGAGCGTGAGCAGGAGTGGGCAAGGTCAGAGACAATTCGCAGGACTAGATTGGCTAGATGGAAACGAGAACAAGAGGAGATAAGACAAATTGAGTTGATAAGTAGCGCTATTGCTGTGACATTCATTTCTTTAATTTTTGGATGGTTGATGTGGGCAATACGAAACTTATCTGGTGGGTTTTGATTGGTGTGGCGGTATGTCTCATAGTGGCAGTCACTTCGTTGTCTTACATTGAAACAATGTATATGAAGGCTCAATTAAAACAAGAGATGAAGGAACTTCGTAAACTCAAACGAGAACTCAAGGAGTCTAAATGAATGAATTACTCGGTCTTCTCAAGGGTGTCGCACCCACGCTGGCAATGGCTGTCGCTGGTCCTTTGGGTGGCGCTGCTGTTACCGCTTTGGCTAGTAAGTTTGGCGTGTCTGATAGCGTTGATGCCGTTGCAAAGGCTATTGCTGGCGATCCAAAGGCTGCTGAAAAGATAGCAGAGCTTGAGCTGGAGATGGCGAAGATTGATGCAGCCAATACTGCCGACGCAAGGAAGATGAATTCAGAAATACAAAACTCTGCCACAGCGTCTTGGTTAGCAAAGAACATTGCCTATGTCATTGATGTAGCAATCATTGCTGGCGCTCTCACCATGACCTTTGTAGTGTTTATTGTTGGCGTACCAGAGCAAAATAAGTCAATGGCTTTCACGGCTTTGGGATCGTTGTGGACTCTGACTGGTACGGTAGTGAACTTCCATCGCGGTAGTTCTGCTGGTAGCAAGGCTAAGACTGAAGAAATGATGAAAGGCGCAAAATGATTGAATTCTTAAAAGAGTTATTGCTGGCTAAGTTCAACCGTCCGAAGCCTACCGTCGAAGAGGTCGAAGTCCAAGTCTGGGCTTTCGTCGTCAAGTCGATCACCGTCATGGTGCTTGGCATTGCGTTTGGTACTTTGTGGCTCATCGGCTTTGAGAAGCAAGAGACCGAACTCGCACCAATCGACGCAATATTTCTTGAAATCTTGAAAGCCATTGCCTTTATGGGAGTGGGAACAATGGGTGGTATCTCAGGACGCAAGGCATCAAATGCCATTGCAAAAGCCATTGTGGGAGAAGACGATGCAACTAAGTGAACACTTCACACTTGAGGAGGCAACGCACTCCGACACCGCCACAAGGCTCGGTATAAGCAATCAACCAGACGCACAGCAACTAGAGAACATGAAGGTGGCTGCTGCTGGCATGGAGAAGGTCAGAGAGCTACTTGGTAAGCCTATCAACATAAATTCATGGATACGACTGCCAGAGGTGAATGTCGCGGTGGGCGGTAGCAAGGTATCGAGTCACATGGACGGTTGGGCTATTGACTTTGTATGCAAAGGCTTTGGCACTCCACTAGAAGTCTGTAAGGCTATCGATGCAGCAGGTATCAAGTTTGATCAGATGATCCATGAGTTTGGTGATAAGGGCTGGACTCACATCTCCTTTGCGCCAGCATTGCGTCAACAAAAGCTCACCATCTTCAGACCTCAAAATAAATACGCCATCGGTTTGTTGACGCAAGACGAATACAACAAGGCAGTATGACGAATCTTTATCAGCAGCTTCAGACCCCTGCCACGCCAGACCTGCCTAATCCGCAGGATAGCTACGACAGGTTGACGGTTGCGCAGACGAATGCTGCCTTGCGTACATTCTTCTTGAAGTTGACGAATGTCTTACAGACCCTTGCGTCACCGCGGGGTGGCAAGTATTTAAACAACCCTTACGGGGCATTTCAAGACTCAACTGATCAGGTAGCAGCCAATACGACGACTGCTTATGCAATCACATTTAATACGACAGACTTCAACAATGGCGTAACCTTGTCGAACTCGTCAAGGCTTAATGTGTCTCAGGCTGGAATTTATAACATCCAGTTCAGCGTGCAGCTCACAAACACAACGAATGCACCGCAAGATGTGGACATCTGGTTTAGAAAGAACGGCACTAATATCAGCAATTCAAATTCAAGATTTGGCTTTGCTGCACGCAAGTCTCCAAGCGATCCATTCCACATTATTGCTGCAATGAACTTATTTGTGAGTCTTGACACAAATGACTATGTTGAACTGATGTGGAGACCAACCGATGTTGGTGTTGCCATCGAGCACTACGCTGCCAGCTCCACGCCAACCCGACCTGTAATCCCGTCGGTTATTGCGACGGTTACCTTTGTGTCCAATCTTTCAGCATAATTGACCTATGGCACTCGTACCCTTAAAAATCCCAGCAGGAATCTACCGCAACGGCACAGAATACCAGTCTGCGGGGCGCTGGTTCGACTCGAACCTTATCAGATGGTTTGAAAACACTTTGAGACCTGTGGGCGGGTGGCGTAAGAGATCGGCATCACAAATGACTGGTGTGTCTCGCGGGATGCTGACATGGCGAGATAACTCAGATGTGCGTTTTATTGCTGCTGGAACTCCTACGAAGCTCTACGCAATGAGCGAGGCTGGTGTCTTGAAGGACATTACACCAGTCACCTTTACAACTGGCATTACAGACGCAACGCTAAAGACTGGCTACGGTTACAGCACCTACGGTAACTTTGCTTACGGTGTAGCGCGTCCAGACTTAGGGGGAATAATCCCCGCGACAACTTGGTCGATGGACTCATGGGGTGAATACCTTGTTGCGTGCTCCAACGCTGACGGTCAGCTCCTTGAGTGGCAGCTAGGCTTTGTCACGCCAACAAGGGCTATTGCCATCGTCAACGCGCCAACTGGTTGCGAAGCTGTGATGACGACAGCAGAAAGATTTGTCTTTGCCCTTGGTGCGTCAGGTAATCCACGCAAGGTATCGTGGTGTGATCAAGAAAACAATACGGTCTGGACACCATCGGCTACCAATCAAGCGGGTGATTTTGAGATCAACTCTCTCGGCTCAATCAAGTGCGGGAAGCGCGTCCGAGGTGTCAATCTGATCTTTACCGATGTCGATGTACACGCTGCCAGCTACATTGGTCTGCCTTATGTGTACAGCTTTGAGAAGGCAGGATCGGGTTGTGGCGTGATCAGCTCTCAGGCGGTCGCAGCCATTGATACGGCAGCGATCTGGATGTCGAAGTCAGGGTTTTGGATATACGACGGCTATGTGAGACCTTTGCCAAGCGATGTTGGCGACTACATATTCCAGAACATCAACTACAACCAGTCAAGCAAGGTCTACGCTGTCCACAACTCAAAGTACGGTGAGTGCATTTGGTTCTATCCATCAAGCGCCAGCAATGAGAACGACTCCTATGTCACTTACAACTACCGCGAAAGACATTGGGCTATTGGCACTTTGTCTAGGACTGCTGGAACTGATCGTGGTGTATTCACCTATCCCTTGATGATCTCATCTGACGGCTACATCTATGAGCACGAAGTCGGCTACGCATACGACGGGGCTTCGCCATTTGTGGAGTCTGGTCCTTACCAGATTGGTAACGGTGACAACATCATGTCGGTGCGTCAGGTTATCCCAGACGAGCAAACTTTAGGCGAAGTCGTTGTGTCCTTTAAGACAAGGATGTATCCGACTTCGACTGAGACGACTTACGGACCATACCCAGCAGCACAACCGACAGATGTGAGATTCGCTGCCAGACAGGTCAAGGTTAGATACACGGGGGCAGTTCTAGAGGACTGGCGTGTTGGCGTGAACCGATTTGATGTTGTCGCAATGGGCAAACGGTGACTTAGAATTGACGCAAGAATTAAGGGCGGGAAAAGTACCTGTATGTATCCGAGAGGATTACACCGTGTACATGGAGTTTTTCAGAGGTAATTTGTGGATTCATGTGGAGATCAGAAGATGGTCTTCTGGGGTCAAAAAGGACTGCTTGAAGAGCATTGCTCTGATTGAGAATTTAATTGGGAAGCCTATCGTCGCGCTGATACGCGAGGATGACATCAAACTTGTAAGATTTGCCAAGTCATTTGGCTGGTCTGAGAAATGTCAAATATCACTATTAGACGGCTCTAAGGCTTTTATCTACACCAACAAGGTGTGACAAGGGAGATGATATGGGTGGAGTCGTAAGCGATGTAGTTAGCGGTGTCGGTGACCTCGGTCAAGGCGTTATCAATGGCGTTAGTGATCTTGGCGTAAGCATTGATCAAGGTGTACGCAATACGCTTGGTCCACAAGGCTGGACTCTGGCTGCTTTGATGGCTGCTGGTTACTACTACGCACCAGAGATCGGGGCTTATGTAAGCGCCACAACTGGCGAGACCGTACCTTTAGCTGCCGTTGCTGATGCTGGAGCAGTCGCAACTCCAGTCACTAGCGGTTCAGTCATTGCGACAGAACTTCCAGCATTTGGCACTACGGCAGCAGGATCTGCTGCTGGAACAGCTCTGGCTAACGCTGCTGCACCTGCTGCTGAGGCTTTGACTCCATTGTCTCCAGTCGTACCAGCATTGAACTCAACAACTGCATTAAGTACCGTTGCACCAGTAACTGCTGAAGGTGCTGCTGCTGGCGGTCTAGGCTCTACGCAAACAGGTTTATTGCAAGGTGCTGGAAACCTAGCAAGTAGCGCGATTAACTGGGCTACGGCTAGTCCATCAAATGCATTGACAGCAGCAGGTTTAGGCTTAACTGCTGCCAAGGCTTTGGGTGGTAGCACTCCAACATCAAGCACCTCAACAACTAATGTTGATCCAGAGATCAAGGCAGCATATCTACGCAACTTGGAAGAAGCCAGAGCAACTGCTGCTGGTTTAGCACCAAAGCAGTTTGCTCCTTATGCTGAGTACAACCTTGGCATGGTTCAGCAATACATGAACCCATACGAGCAACAAGTCATACAAGGAACTCTTGGAGATATTGAGCGTGCTCGTCAGGGTCAAATATCAGCAGAAGGCGCAGCAGCCACAGCAGCTAAAGCCTTTGGTGGTTCACGCCAAGGTGTAACCAGATCGCTGGTTGATGAGGCAGCATTACGCAATGCAACCAATGCCGTAGCTCAACTTCGCAATACTGGCTTTGCACAGGCTCAGAACTTAGGTCTATCACAGCAACAAATGATGCAGCAGTACGAGCAACAAAAACTCGATGCACAACGCAACTTAGGTCTAGAGCGTTTGAATGTGGCGCAAGGCGCACTAAGTCTGCAACCTGCAAATATTGGTGGAAGCACAACAACTCCAATCTATAAAAACCAAGCAGCATCTGCTTTAGGTGGTGCTCTTGGTGGTGCAACATTAGGTAAGTTAATCGGTGGAACTGCTAACCCTGAGTATGCTGGCTATGGTGCTGGACTTGGTGGTTTGCTTGGTTTCCTGTAAGGAGTAAATGATGGCAACAATGCAAGACTTTAGTGGTTTACTCTTTGGTGGTGGCGGTACTGGACTCGAAGGCTATATCACGCCAGAACAACAACAAGCAATTCAGCAACAGTCAATGCTGCAAGCTGCTTCTGCACTCTTACAGGCTGGCGGTCCAAGCCGTCAACCAATCTCTATCGGTCAAGCCCTTGGCGGTGCTCTGCAAGCAGGTTCTCAGGGCTATCAGCAAGCACAGACAGGTGCAATTCAAAACCTATTGACACGCCAAAAATTAAATGAAGGTGCATTAGAGCAAGCCAGAATGCAAGCCTACCTTAACGCTCTTGGCGCTGAAGGTGGTGCTCCAGCCATAGCGGGTCAAGGCGGTATCCCAGCAATGTCTATGGGTGCTGGTGGTGTGCCTCCTGCTGGCTCTGCACCAACTGCAATGCCTATGGGCGCTCAAGCTCCTCAAGGTGGCGGTGGAATGTTTGCAGCTCTTACACCAGAGCAAAGAAGAATTCTTCCATTGATGAAACCAACCGAGGCTATCGGTGAAGCGTTTAAGGCTGCTGGACAAAGAGCTAACCAGTTAAGCGATTCAGAACTTACTGGTTTAGGTTTACCGCCAACAACGCTTGCGTACAAGATGCCTAACGGTGAGACGAAGATTGTCTATCGTCCTGACTACCAGTACATTGAGACACCTTCTGGTGGTAAGCAGTTAATGGACATGAATAATCCACTTGGCATAGTACCTAAGCCTGTGCAAGACAGAGTGGCTGCAAGTGGAACAGTACCTAAGCCAACTGGCGGTGCTGCGACTTATGGTGGTGGCATGGCTCCAGCATTAAAGCCTGATCAGATTATGACTGCGGTACAGGACTGGGACACCAAGTACAGAACACCAGTAGAAAGCATCTTACAGTCTTACAACATCGTCAAGGACTTAGTGCAGACTGGTGAAGGCGGTATTTCTGATTATGGTGTCTTGATCAAGTCGATCAAGGCTCTTGATCCTAACTCTGCTGTTATGCAGGGTGAGGCAAACGCTGCTGCACAGATGCAGGGTATGGCTGACCGTATGCAGGGATTCTTGGACAAGATCGTTGCTGGTGGTGTCGGTAGTGAGCAAGCAAGGCTTGATCTTGCTAACTTAGCACGCTCATCCGCAAAGGTTGCGATTGAGACATACAACCGCCAAGCAGATCGCAAGTCTGGATTATTGAGACAGTATGTACCTCAGTCGGTGATTGATTCAACATTCCAGAAGTATGCATTGCCAGAAGAATTGACATCTAAGAAAGCATTTCAAGAGAATTTAAGAGCAAATACAGCACCTGCTGCTGCTGGAACTGTATTGACATTTGACCCCAAAACCAAAACTTGGAGTTATAAATAATGACAACGGTTAATGTTCAAGGGTACGGTCTAGTAGAGCTACCAGACGGGATGACACGCGAAGACATGGCTGCTGCCATTGCTATGCTTCCAAAGCCTGAGACGCAACGCATTAGGCAGTTTGCTCAAGGCGCGACTATGGGAACTGCTGATGAAGCAGAAGCCTTGATCCAGTCTCAGCTCAAGGGTACGAAGTACGAAGACGAGCTATCTGCAATTCGCTCAAAACTTAGCGCATACAAAACTGCTTATCCAAAAGAAGCACTTGGCTATGAAGTTACTGGCTCGTTAGCACCAGCCGTAGCACTTGCACCGTTTACTGGTGGTGGTTCTGTAGCTGCTGGAACTGTTAGCGCTGGTCCACAGCTTTTAAAACTAATGGGTATGGGTGGACTGCAAGGCGGTATTACTGGTGCAGCCAGCGCTGAAGGCGATCTAGTATCTCGTGCTCAAGCTGGTGGTGTTGGAACTGTCGGAGGCGCTCTGATCGCTCCTGTGGCACAGCAAGTCATCAAGGCTGGCGGTGCTTTGATCAATGGCGTGATCGACGCAACCCGTCGTCGTGTCGGTGATCGTGGTGCAAAGGTCGTGGAGACCGAGATCAATCGACTGGCTACTGAGTCAGGTCTGAGTGCCGACGAAATTGTCCAAAGAATCTCTCGCGGTGAGATCATGGCAGAGAACGCAACATTGCAAGACGCTGTGCGTGCCTTTGCGCGTGGCGGTGGTAAGGCTGCAACTGCACTCAAGGAAGCGCTTACTCGTCGTCCTCCAGCTCTTCGTGGTCAAGCCATGAATGAACTGCAAGCAGGACTTGCTGGCGACTTGGACACCAATGTCTTGAGGTCTTACCGTTTGGGTGAGCAAGAACTTGGAAAGTTGGAGAGTGATCTGTACACGGGTGCTTATCGCATGGGTGGTGTGATCAATAAGCCAATGCTAGATGCTGCCTCAGACGCATTAAAACGCACTCCAGAGGCTGGCAAAGCGATCAATGATGCCTATCAGTCAGCAACTGGTAAAAAACCATTCTGGACGGTTACGCCAGCAGGTGAAGTCAACTGGAGTCGTACCCCGACATTGGAAGACATGGAGATCATTCGTCGTGGCGTGGCATCCGCAAAGAATGCTGCGTTTACTGGTGGTTATGGAGAAGTCGGTAAGAACTTAGGTGCAGCCGAGAATGCACTTCGTACCGAGATTGATACAGCATCTTTGGCTTTGAAGACTGCACGCCAGACATTTGCCAATAATCGTCTAGCGTCTGAATCATTCGACGCAGGACGCAAGGTCTTCACAAAGAGTGCAGATGAAATTGCCTACGACTTTGAGAACTTAGCCAATAAGAGCGAAGGTGCAGCCAAGGCTTTTAGGGCTGGCGTGATGGACGCTTTGCGCAACAAGGCTAGTCTTGGTGCTGGCAAGACAATGATGCAAAAGATCAGCGATCCAGCATCCAAAGAAGGTCAGATTTTGCGCACCATATTCCCGCAAGATGAACTTGACAATATGCTCGCAACTGTCGGTCGTGCGTCTCAGTCTCAGAAGGCTGCAACTGCAATCCTTGGTGGATCAGCCACAGCGCCAACGGTCTTCAACCAGAACCGCATCGGCATGAACATCTCAACCGAAGAGGTTGCTGGCGCTCTGTCTGGCAACATTGGAAGTTATGTCTCCTTGGCTAGAAAAGCCTTGGCTAAGTCTTCACCAAACCTAACAGATGACCAGAGACTCAAGGTCGCGCAGGTCTTGATCTCCGAAGACCCTAAGTTTGTAATGAATGCCTTGAATGATCAGGGTGGCATCAAGATGCTACAAGACCGTGTGGCGCAGTTATTTGGCACAGCACAGCGCGTACTGCCTTCGGCTGCTGCAATAACTGCTGGAAGCTATGCACCCAATATCTCTGGTGGACTTTTAGGGAAATAAGACGATGGCACTACTAGACGAAGAAGGCGCAGCATTTGGCTATTACCCACAACTTCAGCGTCAAGCTGCAAGGATGCGAGCTGCTGCGCAAGGAAGAATTCCTGAGAACTTACCAGACCCAAGGACTTATGGGTTTATAAGTGGTTTGCTTGGAATATCTCCAGATGAACTTGGAATGAGTGTTCTTTCTCCAAATACGCAAGCAGCAAAAGAAGCTGCGTATTACGGTTACCAGCTTGGTAATGCATCTCAAATTGCGCCTGTTGTTGTACCTGCTGCAAGAGCAACCATGAGTGGTGTTAAAAGTCTTGGTGAAGAGATGGCAACAAGAGTTGCTACTGGTCAATCAATATTACCTAGTTTGTTAGAAGAACCTCCAATAGCAATGTTTGCTGCTTCACCGACATCAGCACGACAGGGCGTTGGAAAGTCTAAAAACAGAGTTGGCACTACTGGTCAATATGTTGGTGCTCCACAGGGAATAGACAGTCCTCAAAAACTCGCAGCAATGCGTGCAAATTACATGAAAGATGTCAATCAAGGTATTGCTGGAAGAGACTGGTACGACGATGCAAGCAAATGGATTTCAGAAGTAGCGCCAGAAAATAGAAGTCAGGCTATTGCAGATGCTATTGGCGTGTCTTCTCAGGGTACTGGTGTTGACTCTAATCTTGGATTTGCTGTTAAAGGTATCAATCAATTTGCTGCTGGTTTACCTGTTGAGACTGGAAGATTTCCAAGCAATCAGTCTCCATTGATTCAAAATGCACTTGCTGGTATACAGCAACACCTTGGTCCAAAGAGACAGCCCTTTGCGTCTAATTTAAGCGTTGAGTGGAATCCATCTATGGCTCAATATCCAGTACACGATATTTGGCAGGGCAGAGCATTTGGATACAAGACACCAGAAGGAAAACCTTGGGATGCTGGATTTAGCCCACAGCAGCACGCATTTATGGATCAACAAATGGTTGCCATACAGGATCAATTAAACAACGCAAAGGCTGGTGGGTTTACAGATTGGAATCCACTTAACACGCAAGCAGCAGCATGGACTGGTGCAAAAATTCGCTCTGGCGATTTACTTCCATCTGATGCTGCAATGCACTATGGTGATTTTTCTCCTAAGTATCAGGCTATGGCTACGCATGAGCAAGCTACTGGCGCTGGAATTGGTCAAATTGAAAATTTATTGTCTATGCCTTACGAGGAAAGACTTGCATTCCAAAATGCAGTACCTTGGACAGACGCAAGAGGCAGAGACATGATTTATGGTTCTGGCGGTTTACTTGTTGAACCATCAACAAAAGCAGTCGGTGCTTACACGCCAAAAGCTACTGGTCTTCTTGAAGTAAATCCAGCAGAAGTTGCAAGACCTTTGGTGCAGCAATCTGGTGGTGCAATTATTCCAAGTGATGCACAAATGCTAAACATTGGAGAGTCATCACGCGCTTACATTGATGCGCAAAATGCTGGTGCGTGGCACAAAATAATTCCAGATACGCAAACTAGTGCTGCCGAAAGAAACAGTATAAATATTCCATTGGACAAGAGTCCTACTCCAGAGCAGATGTCTAAACTAAGTGAGTTGGCAACGCAAAATGGTATGTTTGCTGTCGATACTGGTAAAGGCGTTAACCTAATCAATGACCCATATTCAAATATAGGTAAGTCAAGAACTGGTATTACTTTATCAAAAGAAATAAAAGGTAATTTAGGAACAACATTAAAAGATGTAATTGGAGATACAGGTCAAAGAGTAAAAATAGAAACAGGTTACCAAGATTATGAAAGTCTTTGGAAAGATGTAGGAAAAGGAAAAGCTACAAAACAGTTCTTAGATACTCTAAAAACAAATGAGCAATTTGCGCAAAGCATTGAACCAGCATTACAACAAAAAGCGCTTGCTAATATGCAGCGCGATGCAGAGTTTGCAAAACGAACTGGCGGTAAAGTAAGAGACGATATACAAAAAGCCAGAGAAATATTTGCAGCAAAAGGAATTGCTGGTCTTACTGCTGCTCTGGCTTCTGGGGTTGTTCTGGCTGAACCTGCTCGCGCAGTTCTTGATCCTTCGCAATTACAGTAGATCGGTGGTTGGCTGAGGGGAATGACTTAACCCCAGCCATTCTTCTCATTTGAGCAGCTTCTTCTGCC